TCACCACGCAGGATCGCGCGGAACGTCACCAGGTCGCTGCCGAACGCGAAGTCGTCGGACCGCTCGAACCGGACCCCGCCGACCAGGCGCACGAAGAACTGGCTGAAGTCGCCGAAGCAAATTGCCTTCGCCGAAGTCGCCATTGCCGGCATGAACGGGTCCGCGACCAGCGGCTTGCCGAGAAGAAGGTCCGGAGATCCCAGAACCGCACTCGGCTCCCAGATCGGGCGCCCCACGGTGTCCGTGATTTTCCTAAAGCCGCCAATTGTTTTATCGGCAGCCAACCAATAGCACGAACGGCTTTGGCGATAGGGCGCTATCACGGAGTATTCCATGTCCACGAGATTGGCATAAGACGGCGCACCGGAAACGCCGGTCGTGGCGCCGGTCACGCCGAGGGTAGCCAGGTTGATCAGGCCGTTGGGCCCACCAGAGCCCGTGCCGTTGACCAGGGCGTTTCCGAAGTTGTTGCCGAGCGCCCGGCCAGCTTGCATAGCCAAGTACCCAAGGAGATCCACGGCCGTATCATCTATCAATTCTCTTGCGACCTGCAAAAGAACGCCATATTTATAGGCGCTCAAAGAAATCATGGAAAAGGCAGGATCGCTCGTCGGCAGCGTTGCGTTCTGCGCTGCGGTAAGGGACGGTGATGGCGGGTTACCCGGAGAGGAGTGCGCGGTGGTCTTAGGCACCTGGAGCGTCTCTCCGCCCCCTGTATTAAGCACCGTGGGACCACATTGCATAATCCCGGATACCTCGATGAGGTGCGCAATTAGCATATCGTAAAAGTCGGTCGGGATAACGGAGCTGGCATTAGTGCTGCTGCTCGCGCCGGCGGTGGTCAGGATGCGGTAGTTGATCGGCCCGGGAGCGCCGTGCCGGATCTCCAGCGCCCGGGACGCCCCCTCGTCACCGCGGGCCCACTTGCGCACCTCTGCCAGCGTGTCGCGCTGGGCCGGGGTGCCCTCGGGGCCTTCCTTCTTGCGGCCGGACAGGGCGTCGTAGGCGTCATCCGCCTGCTTGGCCCGGCCCTCGGTGTCCAGGACCGCCTTGATCCGGGTGTCGAGGGTGGTCATCTCCTCGTTGTAGGCGTCCCACTTGCCCTGCTCCTCCGGCGTGAAGGCGCGGTTCTCGTTGGCCGCGTCCTCAGCGATTTTCTTCGCGTCGTTCCAGACGTTCATACGACGGTCGCGGAGCCGCTTGGCGACTTCTGATGCCATTTTTATTTCCCTTCTGTGAATGGCATCTGCACCGGCTCCGTCCGTACGCTTACGCAGCTACGGCCACGGCAGATATTTACTTGTGTGAACTGACCGGCTGGTCAGCCCTCGTCTTTGTAGGGATCGTCCTGGTTGTTCATGAGGTCCAGCAGCGCGTTGGCGCCGGTCATGACGGGCTTCGGCGGGGCCGGCTTGGTCTGCGGCTTCGGCCGCCCGCCATCGCGGCTGGTGACCTTGAAGAACTCCATCGCGCGGCCCTCGTCCAGCCGGCAGCGGACCTCCTCCACATCGCCCTGCACCCAGCCGGCCAGCGACACGACCGCGCCGTCGATCGCACGCGCCCCCGCGGTGGCGTCCGGGTAGGCGGGATCAAGCACGGGCGCGACGTCCACCAGTTCCACGCTGTGCAGGGTGCGCATCGGGTAGTTGAACTCGGACACGCCCCACTCGTCGCCGCCGGGCAGCACCCGGAACGCGAAGCTGGAGTGCCGGATGTCGCCGCGCTGCACGTATTCGAGCACGTCAGAGCGGGCGTTGGGCGGCTCTACCTCATACGACAGCCCGGTCTCATCAATCGCCAGCTGTAGCGTGCGGGCGTAGGTGGTGCCCAGCAGGCCGTCGTCGCGATGGTTGTACCGGCACACCACGTTCGGCCAGCCCTCAGTGCGGCTCTCGTTGAAGCTGGTCTCCCCGACCTGCTCCACGAAACCGCCGAGCCGCCGGGACAGCTTGCCGAAGCACGCGGCGTACCCGAAGATGTGCTTCGCGGTACTGCCGTTGGGCGCCGAGCGGATCTCCGGCGGGAACCGGGTGAACCGCCGCTCGGGGAAACCATCGAGCGTGACCTCGCCGAACATAGCCCGCTCCGCGCCGGAGACCTTGACGCCGTATTTGCGCGCGGCAGCCAGAATCTTCGGCATGGCCGGCTTGCCGAACGGCGACTGCGGTGCGCGAGCCAGCGCGTTGCGGACATGCGCCGCGTCATGAATCGGGAAATGCCGCTTGGACCGCGGAACGGTCTTTCCGCTCGCGTCCTTTGATCCGCCGGCCTCGATGTGGGCAAACGCAGAATCCGGCAGGTCGCTTTCGGCCTGACCTGTGAGAGGTGCCATTACATGACTTCCTTTGCTCGCGGCATCAATGACCCCTGCCGTTTCCGTGACCGTTCATTGCAGGCCGGCTGGCGGGCTCCGGCGGAATCCACGCACCGACGTACTCCGGCTCCCGGCCACCGCCGTCGTGACCGCCGTTACGGGCGCGCAGCGCCTGCCAGGCGGCCAGGAACGAGCGCTCGATTGGGTCGTTCACCGCGGCGCGCTGAGAGTCCAGAATGCTGCCGTACAGCGCTTCGGGAGATTCGGCGGGTGGCGGGTCGCCCGGTCCGGATGACGCAGCCAGGCCCTCGGGCTGGAGTTTCTTCAGCCGGTCCGCGGCCAGGTCCATCTCCAGCGTCAGGCTGGGCATCATCGAGTTGGGGATGCCGCGCACCGACCGGGACATGGCCACCAGGACTTCCAGCGGGATAGCCTCGGCGCCCACGCCGTCCGGCAGCGGCTCCAGGTCTTCCAGGTCACGCAGCTCGTCAATGGTGCGCAGGCCCATGTTCCGCTGAACGTTGTAGATGCTGGTCCGGGTCTGGAGGTCGGTCTTCAGCAGCGCGTCGGAGTTGAACCGCAGGTACCGCTGGGAGGGCAGCAGCGGGAAGAACGCCGTCTCCAGCCGGACCAGCCACGGGCGCAGCGCCTCGATCACCTGGAGGGTGGACTGCTCGACCGTGGAATACGTGAGACTGTCGCCCTTGGTGCCGCCCACCCGGTCCGGCGGCAGCCCGAACACCGCGGCGATCTGGGTGGCGTTCATCTGCATGGCCTGGATGAACTGCGCCTCGGACGGCGGTACGACGACGGGCTTATAGTCCCAGTCACGCCCATAAACGAGGGGTTCGCGGCGGCGCATCGAGTCGACCAGCTGCTGCCGGATCTGCGCGGACTGGTCGGCGTCGATCTCGATCTCGTTGTTCTGGAACGTGCCGGGCGGAAAGCCGCCGCTCTTGTACCAGTCAGTGCCGTAGCGCTGGGCTTCCAGGCCGGACAGTGTGGTCAGCGCGAACGCGCGCAGCGGGGAGATGCCCTCGGTCTTGCCGGCGATGGAGAACGCCTTGATGTGGAACAGCTCATCGCGCCGCATCAGCCGGCCGTAGACGTAGATCCGGGTCCGCAGCGGGTTCCACGGCTGCTGCTCGTCGTCCTGGACGTTGACGTCCTGCGGCGGAATCCACTCGATGCCGGTGGGGAACCCGTAGCCGTCGCGGCCGGTGATGAAGCCCCAGGCGTTGCCCTGGAGGACCAGCGACGTCATGCAGGTGAACAGCCAGTCGTACAGGGTGCCGGACACCGATGGGGCGTCGAAGATGGAAGGGCCGTCCCAGCGGGCCGCGCGGCCATTACTGCCGGCCCGGGTATAAATCTTGATCGGCAGGGAGGCGAGGGATTCAGCCAGCAGCCGGGCACAGGCGAACAGCGCCGGAAGGCCCAGCGCCTCTTCTACGCCGTAGAAGGCCCGGGTTGGGTGGATCGGGCCGCCCTGGCTGAACTTGAAGAACGGAGAGTCCCAAGGGCGCCACGGAACGCCACCAATGACACGGGACTCAGAGCGCCTAGCCTGGATACGCTCGATGAGCCCCACGGGCGGGTGGTCCCTTTGCTAGCAGGAGAACCCGGCTCCGCAAAGGGCCACAGGCAAAACGATACGATCACAGGCTACGCCCTATTTGCTCAAGGCGCGCTACCTGCGGTAACGGATCGCGAATTCTCCGGTGCAGCCGGCAGGGCCCAGCCCGCCGGCACTGACCCGGAGACAGTAGCTAATCTACGGCCAGCTACGTGG